TCCTTCTTCTTGGGTTTTGCTACTGCTTTGGGTTTTTCGATCTGGCCAATCTTGACCAGAAATCTAGTGCGCTTGTCCATGTCTAACTCCAACTCGATAGGATTGAGACTCGAACATCACAAGCCAAGAAATCACCGGATGAGGCATTCATCACGGCCGGTGATGAGACTTCGCCGATGGTGTACTTGACTGTTGAGGCTGATAACTTGCTGAACAGTTCCAGAATGTAATCTTCCATGCCGTTCAGATTGCCTTGATTATCGAATAAAGGCTTGATGAGGGTAATCTTGAAATTGACCAAGGGTGCAACGGTGATGTATCCGTCATTGCTTGGCACGATATAGGGATCATCCGGGCTGATTACGCATGAGTTGGCAATCGGTGTGGCCGGAGGAAAGGAAAACACAGACCACACCGATGCGCTTGCTAGTGCGGTTGCTAGCGTTCCTCGTAGGGTTGTAATCGCGCTCATCCTACGAGACCGCCGGGGTGAAGATAATCGGCTATCAATCCTCGTACTCTTGCCATCAAAGTGTTCCCCATACGATAGGGGCTAGGCTGGAAATCAGGAGATATGCCACCGGTTGCCGACATTTGCCGGGCTTGCCATATATCGACTGCAATCATCATGGCAGCTTCTCGGACTTGTGGAAGCGTGGCGTAATCAATGCTGGTAGATCCAAAGATGCGGCCATAAGGCGCAATGGTGTGATAGTCACGCGTGGTGATCTGTGCTTTGACGAACTCAACGTAATGCTCGCCATTGTTATACACCTTGGTAATGGTCTGGCTGCCGTTGAAGTGTTGGCGCACGTTCTCAATCGTTACTACATCGCCGACAATAAACTGTTGTCGGTTGTCTGCTATATAAACACGGCCAGTCGTGCCGGAGGCTGAGATTGCGTAGATGGTCTGCTCGTTGAACCACAACTTCTCTTTGAGTAGGTTCTCGGCTGACTGGCAGACTTCCTCAACTACGGAATCCGAATAGAGAGTGCCAATGCCAAGGTTGGTGCGCAATTCAGCAACTGTGACGTATGTGGCTGGCATCTATATCCTCTCTAAGTTTGGGTCACTCCCGGCCGAGCCTCGAACCGGGAGTGACGATCAAATCAGTCCTATCAGGACTTGTTGAACCAGTTCGCGCCAGCACCGAGTTTGGTCGCGAGTGCGCCGTAACCGTAAAGAAGAATATCTACGGTTCCGTCGCTATTGATGTTCGTACGCAGTTGCTGACGGCCAGACTCATACCATGTATAAGCATCTGGGTTCACAACAACCATCGAATAATCAGCAAGGTTGTCTCCACCTGCGCCCACGATGTAACGTGAAACGCGAAGTTGAAGGCCTGCAACCGTACCGGTGACGGCATCAGGGCGAAGCGCACCTCCGGCATTCTGTGGGTTGCTTGCAATGTAAATTGGTCGGCCACCATCGTTATAGGACATGATCTTTGCCCATTGCTCTGGGGTTACAACGATTGAGCGAGCAAAGCCGAGGCTTGCGCTGTAAATTGCTGCTGCTGCGCTCGAAACGAATCCAAGAAGGCCAGAAGCATCGTTAGCCTGTGCGGTTGCGTTGAGTACGCCATCGTTGGCTACAACTCCGGTCACATACTGCTCTGTGTCCTTAGCATAAGCAAACTCAAGTTGGCGAAGTGCCTCATCAAGAAACGCAGGGTTTGACTGGTCGATAAGTTCGACAGTTGTAATCATGCGGCCCTTGAAGGACTTTTTTGTAACTGAAAGATAAGATGCGGTGAGTTGAGTATCAGCGATTGCCTGATTTTCGTCAATCTGATCTACAGTCGGGACACCTGTGATCTTTGGAATTTCAAAAGTCTTTCCAAAAGCAGGCATTGTGCCACGGCTGAGGGAATCAATCAGCGGACGATCTGCATTGCTGAGGAAGTTCAAAACCTCAGTTGATTGTGGTGTCGGGATCATTCCGGGTGCAGTTGTTGTCTCGTTATCTGCTGCTTTGATCCAGATCTTTGCATCCTCATCTTCAAGGACAGAAGCCTTGAGATAGTTTGCTAGGTAATTACGCTTTGTAATCTCCAACCGTGGCTTTGTGTAAGCCATGGCGGTTACTGTTGGACGAGAGGCCTCTACTGGAGTTTCGACTGCCTCAGGCGCAACGGTCTCAGGAGTGGTGTTCTCCACGAGTGCCTCGCTTTCATTGTTTGGGGTTTCTTCTTGTGCTTCCTCGGCCGGGGCTTCGGTTGCTGCTACCTCTAGCACTTCAGCCGACTTGAATGCCGGATTCGATACTAGAGAAACTTCAGTAAGTGATGCTCGTATAACTTCAAGGACGTTGCCGACTTGCTTAGAGTCAATTACTTCAACACCGACCGACAGGCCAGAGCGAAGATCCTCTGATGCCTCGATAAGCGCATCGTTGCCGCGTGTAGTTGCTGAAACCTTGAAGGTTGCATAAAGCGCATCGTCTTCAGCAGTAATTGACTGAGCGCGACCAAGTGGCTTGCGGCCGTCATGCTCCAATAAAAACTTGACGTTTTTTGGGTTATCCCATTCTACTGATCCAGCGCGGAAACGTACTTTGCCCACGTTGGTCTGGCCAATCTCATCGCCAAACGGCAAGATTTTTCCAGAGATAAGGCGGCGGCCTTCATCGGCTTGAATGTCTGATGCCTGCAAGGTTATCTTCATACTGTTCCGTTCGGGCTTAGGTCTTCCATCTCTTGTGCTTGCTCAACCGTAATAAGGCCAAGCGAAATCATTTTTTCAATTGCTGTAAGTCTTTCCATTGTGTCTGCACGCAGGAAAGTCTCGTCAATAGCGAACCGGACATAATTCTGTGAGTTCGTGATATCGTCCATGCTGAGGCGTGTTTCAATAGCCGTAATGAATGGCTGTAAAGCAAGGCTGATGAGTTGCTTGCGCTCGTCTTGTACATTGGCGTAGGTCATCGAGTTATTCTCATCAGCCGAGAGATAATAAGCCGGTATGTTGCAAAGCCGAGCAATCTGGGTCGTGAGATTCTGAATGAGATCAACATAGCCCATGTCCTTAGGGCTAAATTGTGATGGCACATAATCTAGGGTGCTGGTCAGGTACGCAGTAGCACCGCGCTGACGTGCTGATTTCCATTGAGCCAAAAGAGCTGCAACTTCATTCTCGCTAAGGTCTGCGCCAGAGTTTTTCAATACACCAGAAGGCTGAGGAGTAAGTGCTGAGTTATAGGCGGCTTGTTGGACTTTGTACGCTTGCCAAATAATCTGAGCACCGGTGTTCAAGATGCCTTCGCTTAGTCCTTGAAAAGTAACCAGACTACCAAGACCCGCCATTGGTACTTGCTTACCATCGACAAAATATTGAGTTACATAGTAGTTGTCTGGGTCAGCGGTTACAGTAACTCTTTGCGGCGCAATCCACTCAAAACGAGCAGGTCGGCCATCATCTTCATAAACTTCCAACACGCGCCAATATGCAACACCGTTGAATAGAAGCGAATCAATTGTCCAAGCAAGAGTCACGCTGCGCGGTTGTGAAATGCTAGGTTGCTCTAACCACTTAGGAGATCCAATGCGTTCATCTGTGGACTTCCGGTAAAGGTGCAAAGGGATACTGGCAATTGTGCCGCAAATCAGATTTCTGCTGCGGACAATAGCCGGAAGGCTCATTGCTGTTTCACGATCAACCTTAGTCAAAAATTGTGGCGTGAAATAACTGAAAGAATCAGTCATCAAGGGAGGGGCATACTGAGCCTTGACCTCGGACTCTAACTTAGGTGCTTGAATGAGGAAGCGATCCCAGAATGCCATGACCTAAAGGATACCACACAATTAGGACATTTCAGGCAAAGATAGCAGGTTTCGACACCGGCTTGAGCAGTTGATGTACCACCATGGCCAGACCTATCGCAGCAGATACATCCCCCGCGGATCTACGGCGCACAATGCGCCAGCCTGCATCGTTGATCTTTGCTCCGCAATTATTCATTGACGAGACCAACTCAGCCTGACCAGAGTGGACTATTCGATTGTTCACGATGCTGTCGAGCAGATCGCTGCACGCTGTGTAGAAGATCTGGCCCGACATATCGACAACCTTACAACCAGATTGTTCTAGCCGAGAGGCGATGCTGGCGGTTGCGTACTTATCGTAACACAGCATTCGGGGTCGGTACCTATCCCACCAAGCCTTCACATCGGCAGCGACCTTGAGTTCATCAATGGCTACGTCCGACTCCCATTGCTGCATGATGCCCACGCCAATCTTGCCGTCTGGCATCAACTGGGCAGCTACAAGGCTGGCCTTTTTCTTGGTCACAGCCGTATCGATGCCAAAAATAGTGAGTGAACCGGGGTTCATGCTCAAACCCTGCACCGTGAGATTCTCAAAGGCCATGTAAGGCCATGGGCTAGAGATGGCATCGACCCAGAGGCATAGATGCTCAGTCCGGGCATCCTCTGCCTTGGCGGTCTTGATGTATTCCTGAATGGTCTCTAGTTTGGTCGTGTAGCCGATAGCCGGGTTGGCTTGGAGGATCTGATTCACGTCATCGAGTTTGCAGAATGGCTCGGCCGAGTACTCCCACCAGCCCAAGGACTTAGGCGGATAACTCAAGGCGGTCTCGCGTAAGGTATTCAGCACATCGCTGAAGGCATCACCGGCGTTGGAGCATGTGAGCAAAACACCGTTGGTGGCGGTGGTAGTAGGCCGGATGGCGGCCCACGCTTCGCGAGTGATCTCGCGTAACTCATCCACGAAGACTAGGTGGGCTGTCTTGCCTCGGACTCCGTCTCGGGTAGCGGCTGCAATCTCATACATGCTGCCATCGAGCAGGGTGACCGACTCTTGACCATTCGCGTAGCGGATTTGCTTGACCATGGCCATCAGTTCATCGTTGGCTTCGATGACTGAGACAACCTGACGGAAGGTGTCGATAGCCATGTTGCGATTAGACGAGAGACCGATCACCCGGCTCTTGCGTGGCTCGGCAAACAGTTCATAAAGGATGCGCATACGCGCTAAGTGGGTCTTGCCTTGCTGGCGAGCGATCAGAAGGCCCTGCGTGGTGATTGTGTACTCACCCTTGCGGTCGGTGACCATCATGCGCTCTGAAACGTATTTCTGCCATGGCAGCAGCGGATCTGAGTACTTGGCTACCCACTCGGCAAACTCTTTGCCCTTGCTCTTGCCCTTGCGCTTAGGCGTTTCCAGCCTCGGGGTGGTCTTGCCTCTGATCTTGGCCACTCTCAGTTAGCCCCCGACTGATCTGGACTGTTTCCGAGCGTAAAGGGTGAATCTGCCAAGATCTTTGACTGAGTATGTCCGTTTTGCACCGGTTTGGACCGTTTTGGAGAGAGACGGTCACG